AAGAACTTGAAAGATTTTTAAAGGAGTATGCTTATGATAAAGATACAGAACAAGTTTATGAAAGTGTAGATGATATAGAAGAAATAAAAGAAGAAGAATTTTTAACCATACCAAGTAAAGATATAAAATAAACTTTGTTCATAAAATCTTACCTTTATTGTTACTCTTACTCTTTTTTCAAATATGTATAATCGGATAAAATGGGACGCTTAAAAAAACATCAAACAAAAGAAGAAAAAGCTGAAATGCATCGTCTCGCATCCAAAAAATATTATTGGAAAAATAAAGAGCAAGAAGATGAAAAAGCAAAAGAATCCTACAAGCGAAAGAAAAAAAGCTTATAGTAAAGAATATCATAAGAAAAATAAAGAAAAGATTAATGAATATCATAAAAATCATTATGTTAAAAATAAATCTGAGCATAGAGAACGAACTAAAAATTATGAACAATTAAATAGAGATAAAAATAATAAATATCATAGAGAATACACTAATAAAAGATTTAAAACCGATTTAAATTTTAAATTAACTTGTATTTTACGTTCTAGATTGTGGAAAGCTATGAATGGAAATCCTAAAGATACTACTACATTAAATTTATTAGGTTGTACTTTAGACGAATTTAAACAATATTTAGAATCTTTATTTATTCCTGAATTTAATTGGGGAAATCATGGTTTAATTTGGGAAATTGATCATAAAACACCATGTTCAAGTTTTGATTTAACAGATATAAAACAACAAAAAGAATGTTTTCATTATACTAATTTGGAACCTGTTTTTAAAACTACAGATATAGCTAAAGAAAATGGTCATTATGATAAAATAGGAAATAGAAACAAATATAATAAACAAATAAAAAATGAGTAAACAAGTAATATTAGGAGCTGAAGCTCGGAAAAAATTAACAGATGGAGTTAATAAATTAGCAGATGCAGTATCAAGCACCTTAGGTCCCGCAGGAAGAAATGTAATTTATATTGAAAATGGGGAAGTTAATAGCACGAAAGATGGTGTGAGTGTTGCACGTTCAATTGCAAATTTAGAAGACCCTATTGAAGATTTGGGAGCTCAGATGATTAAACAAGCTTCTATAAAAACAGCAACTAAAGCGGGTGATGGAACCTCTACTAGTACATTATTAGCTCAAACCATTATAAACGAAGGTTTAGCAGCTTTAGATAAAGGTGCTAATGCTGTAGAGGTAAAAAGAGGAATTGATAAAGCAGTTAAAGAAGTAATTGAATTTATCAAAACCAACATCGCAAAAGATATTTCATCTAAAGATCAAATTAAACAAATTGCCTCAATTTCAGCTAACAATGATGTTGAAATTGGAGAATTAATTAATGCCGCTTTAGAAAAAGTAGGACGTGAAGGAGTAGTTCATATTGAGGAATCAAAATCAGGTGAAACATATCTTGAAACTGTTGAAGGTATGCAATTCGATAGAGGATATAAATCACATTATTTTGTTACTGATAATAACACAATGTCATCCATCTTAAATGATCCTTACATCTTTATTGCTGATAGAAGATTCTCAACAGTAAAAGAATTATTACCAATCCTAGAATATGTTTCATCTGAAAATAAACCATTATTAATCATTGCAGAAGATATTGATGGTGAAGCTTTAGGAACACTTATCGTAAATAAGATGAGAGGTAGCATTAAAGTTTGTGCTGTTAAAGCCCCTGATTTTGGAGATCGTCGTAAATTAATCCTTGAGGATATTGCTATTATGACAGGTGGACAAGTATTCAGCGAAGATAAAGGAATGGATATTGAAAAATTTGATGTTGAATGGTTTGGAACATCTCGAGTAGTAAATGTTACTAAAGAACAAACAACAATTGTTGATGGAAAAGGTGATGCTGAAAAAATCAATTCAAGAATCGAAGAATTAAAATCACAAATCGATAAATCAAATACACCATTCGAAATTGAAAAATTACAAGATCGTTTAGCAAAATTTGTTGGAGGTGTTTCTATTATTCATGTTGGTGGTAATTCAGAACTTGAAATGAAAGAAAAGAAAGACCGTGTTGATGATGCTTTAAATGCAGCTAAAGCAGCAATTGAAGAAGGAATTGTCCCTGGAGGTGGTTCAGCTTTAATTCAAGCAAAAGAAGCAATTGATTTTAAAGATGTAATCGGTGATGAAAAAATTGGTAAACAAATTGTTTATAAAGCATGTTCATCTCCATTCAATAAAATCCTATCAAATGCTGGTTATTCTCAAGAAGATATCTATAAATTATTAAATAAATTCAGTAGTAAAGATAAGTGGAGAGGTTATAATCTTAAAACTGATAAATTTGTTAATATGGAAGAAGCAGGAATTATTGATCCGTTAAAGGTTACAAGGAGTGCTTTACAAAATGCATCATCAGTAGCATCAACAATTATTTTAACTGAAGGTGTTGTAGTTGATAAACCAGAATCTAAAAAAGAACCACAATTCAATCCTATGGAAGGAATGATGTAAATTGAATAAATGAGAGATGCACTTAAAATAGAAAAAAATCAACCTATTATAGTAGAGGGAGTCAAATATAAACTCGACTCCTTCTATTATATGGAAGATGATAATCAAGTTTATGTTAAATGTTTTAATGTAAAGGAGAAGAATTTTTTAAATATGAAAATTGAAGAATTTGTAAAACACTGGACAAAATGGAGAGTAAAGTATTAATTGCAACTAGAAAAAAAGGATTTGGAGATACTTGGAATCTAATTGATATTGAAGATAAAATTATGGAACAAACTTATAAATCTCTTACAGATGCTTTAGAAGCTTATTACCAATTTACAAATAACAGATGTGATTTCATTTTATCTCCTATGAAAGGTGAATTATATGCTTTATTAGAAGATAATACTAAACCTGTTCCTAAAAAATTTGACTTATATGATGAGCGCTAAAGAAAGAATCTTACAAACATTTGAAGAATTAAAAGGTCAATTTGTAATTACTGAATCTAGAAAGATAGAAAGATTAGTAGCTATTGGAGATGATGATTTTGATTATTATTGGATTACTTATAGTGGAAAAGACTTTACTTGGAATACTTGTGTTGGAGGTTTAATTAAATTAAAAGGAAAACTAGATGATAAAGATTACCAAAAATTCATCGATTCAGCTAAATTAAACCATGCTGATCAAGATGGGTTTTGGGGAATTAAAGATTATAATGGAGAAGAACATAAACAAGAAATTGTTAAATTAAACGGATCTGATAAATTTTTAACTGATATTTATTGGGATTTGAATTAAAAATTGTCTTTGTAAATTAAAATAAAATTTGTATATTTAATAAGTTATGATAAAAAAAGAACACACAATTCTTAACGAGAAGTACAGGCCCGATACTTTAGAAGGATATCTTTGTACTGATGATATAAAAGCTAAAATGAAAGAATATATTGATAAACAAGATATTCCTCATTTAGGTTTTTTTGGACAAACAGGTGCAGGTAAAACTACATTAGCAAAAATATTAACCAAAAATATTGATTGTAGTTCTTTAATCCTAAATGCAACAGAAGACCGCAGTATGGAATCTATTAAAGAAAAAGTAGGTTCATTTGCTAGTTCAAATTCATTCAAACCATTAAAAATAGTAATCTTAGATGAAGCAACTCATATGTTACCAGCATCTCAAGTATTATTACTTAATATGATTGAACAATTTAGTCTTAAAACTAGATTTATTTTAACTGGTAATTATCCTGAACGTTTAATTCCAGCATTAAGAGGTAGATTACAAGAATTTCCATTAAATCCTCCAACCAAAAAACAAATAGCTGAACATGTTTCTAATATTCTTGATATAGAAAATATCAAATATGAATTAACAGATGTAGCTTTTTTAATAAATAGATCTTATCCTGACATTCGTAAAACTATTAATAATTGTCAAAAATTTATTATTAATAACGAATTAATAGTAGATAAAAACTCATTAAAAGCTGAAGAAGAATATATTGATAAAATTATAGCTGAATTAAAGAAACCGTCTAGTAAATCGTTTAATAATATAAGACAAATGATCGTCGATTCGGGGAGTTCCGAATTTGATAACGTGTATCGTCAACTATATGAGCGCTTAGATGAATATGCTGATGGGTTTGGAGGTGCTGTTACTATTATTTTAGAGGAAATGATTTATCATAAGAATTTTAGAGTAGATCAAGAAATAAATATAATGTCTGCTATTAGTAAAATATTAGAAATAATGCCTAAAAATAAATTAATAAAAGGATAATATGAAAGCAACATTAGAATTTAACCTAGAAGATAATGAAGATATTATGGCTCATATGAGATGTATTAAATCATTGGATATGGCTATGTTATTATGGGAACTCCAGATGAATACTAAAAAACAAATCCAAAATGATAATCCTAAAATTAATCAAAAAATGTTAGATATTGTTTTTGATAAAATAAATAGTTTATACGAAGAACATGATATTAATATAGAAAAATTAAATAGATAAAAATGGAAATAAAATATAATAGGATTGTATTATCATCAGCAATGAGTAAAAATCCTTATCAAAGTGGTTTGAGTTTAACAAGAACTAAATCATATAAAGATGAAGGAGATATTATAAATATACAAGCAATTAATCCACAAACCAACACAATTACAACTCATTTAAGAATAGAAATTCCAGTAGAAAATATTGATGATGTAATTGACATTTTAGAAATATTAAAAGAAGAAAACAATAAATAATATGAAACAACCAAACCCGCAACAACAAATAGACATTACATTAACTAAAGCAGTTAATAATGTAGATGGATCACCTATTATTTTAGCTGAAGGAGCTATTATGAGAAAAGGAAGCAGATTTGTATTAAATACAGATGTAGATCCTTTAATTCCCGTTCCAGTTATGTATGATATCAATACAAAATTAATTTGTTTAGATATGTTACCTAAGGAACTAAGAGTTGAGTATGAAAAATATGGTTTTTATATTACTAAGTAATGGATAATAAAACTTCAAAAAAGATGGGAGAATTAAGGGGGAGAAAGAAAGATAAATCCATGAAAAAACTCTCAAAAAGAAAAGTTAGATATTCTAGTAAAAAAGAAATCAAATAATTTATGATAAAAACTATATTTGATTGGGTTAAGATGATTATGACTGAAAAAAAACCATGGTCATCTTTTACCGAAGATGAAAAAAACATCTTTAATACCTTTATGATAAACAAAATTATTAGTATGAATCCAGACTATATTCAACTAGTAAACTATGTACAAATAATCCCATACACCGAAAAAGAAAAAATCTATAAAATTTATTGTGAAATGTTACCTAAAAAATTCATATTCTCTAAATATATTAAATCATCTAAAAAAACAACTAATAATGATATTTTAGAAAAAGTAGCAATGTATTATGATTGTTCATTAGGAGAAGCAGATGAATATGTTGATATTTTACGTAAGGAAGGTGTTGAAGATATTTTAGTTAAAGTTGGAACTGATGAAAAAACAATTAAAAAATTACTAAAAGATTTAAAATGAAAGCAAAAGTAGTTATAGAAAATGGAGAAACAGATATTGTTTTAACTCCTGAAAACGATTTTGAAAAAGATCTTATTGAAAAGGTTAAAGAAGGTGAAGATAAAAAAATATGGAATGTTTATACCTCTGTAAATATAGATAAAAAATACAATTATGGTACTTATGAGCTTTCAAACCATGAAATAATAATTAATTTAAAAGAAACAAGATAATGATTGACCCAACAGAATCAGGACCTGAATTAGATCCAACTCGATATCAAAAAATTCTTGCTAAGGAATATCCAACAATCTATAACGGTTATAAACAAATAATTTTAGAACAATTTGAATTATTTGCTAAAAAACATTTAGATTATGGTATGCAAAATATTTCAGCTGGTACTCAATTATCAAATGAAGAGGAAAAAACATTTGCTTTAACTGGTTTATGGTATAGAATTTCTGATAAAGTTAATCGTTGGAAAAATATTTTAGTTACTAAACAAACTACAAAAAACGAAGCTTTAACTGATACTTATCAGGATTTAGTTAATTATGGAATTATTGCTCAATTAGTTGAAAGAGATTTATGGAAACGTTAGAAAATAATAAGCTCATAGCTGAGTTTATGGAAATTCCTATCAAAATATATTCAGATACTCCCACCCTTACTTATTATAATTATAATAATTTTATGATATTGTCTAAAGGAATGAAATATCATAATTCTTGGGATTGGCTTATGCCTGTAGTAGAAAAAATAGAATCATTAGATTTAAAAGAATTGTTTTA